ATGTGCGTTACTCCATGCTTGGTTAAGTCTAAGCATAAATTAATATACAAAGATCTAGCTCTAACTAAATCTCCGTACCTTCTGTCCGATGTAATATCTATTGGAGTGTAATTTGTATGATCGCAAACTTTCTCCATAATATCTTTCAGCCAAATCCTACCATCAGCTTTCTCTGGGTAGTAACTGATCTCTGATTTCTTGAGCTCGACTTGCTCCTGGAGTATTGCAATTTTCTTCTCCAGGTTATCAATCTCCATCATCTTGATTTGTCTTGTACTGAGCTGGTGTAAGTCATTGTTTGGTTGTTTTGGTTTTTTAATCGGTTCAACTTTACCTCTTACATACTGAAAACCAACTGGTGGCCTCATAACATTATTTGGGATCTTTGCTGTCATTGTCCTGGTCCTTTCTTAATTTGATAACTGTGCCTGGTTGATCTTTGCTTGGATCTTTCTTTTTCTTTTTGTTAATCAAGTCAGTTAAAGTTTTTAAAAGATACTCAATGAACCAATGAGCTTTGGCTACATCTTCTCTCGCACCTTCAAGTGTTGGAACCTTCAATCCCATTCTTGCAATGTACTTGATGATGGTACCTTTTAAGTAACCGATAAACTCGGCCTCACTCATCTGTGATTTGATTGCCTCGATTGTTTCTATTGATTTGTTTTTGTAGTGTGGTGGGTTGATATTATCTTTTGTCATCTGTAACTATCCCTCTTGCTGCATTGATCATCTTATCTAATTGATCTTGCCTAACTTTAGGTCTGATCGCTATTCCCATTTCTAAAATTTCAGACACCAGAGTAGCCATTGGAATTCGTTCTATCTTGGCCTGGTCCTGGAGCTTGTCTTTTAGGGGTTGGGAGATCTTCATGTAGAAGGGTGTTAATTGCTTGGTTTTTGCCATTGTTTTCTCCTGGTTAAATATATCTTGCAAATATACCAGAAATATCTATATTAGTAGGTGTACAATATGAGAACAACAACGAAAGGAAATATAATGACTAAAGAAAAAGTTCCATACTACAAAAAGTTTAATCCTCTTGAGCTTTGGATGTGGCAAAACAAAAAACATTTAGGCTCTTTGTTAAAACTTACAAGCCATGCAATCTATGGTTCAAGAAATACAAAATGGAGATATGATATTGAAACAGAAGAATTTACTTTTAATACTTTTGTTCAAATAGAAAAACACAAATGGTCTAAAGAACCTATCCAAAGAAAAATCTTAGCAAAGAAATTATTAAGAGGTTTTGCAAATGAACATAGTCCAATTTGGATTTCATTTCAAAAATCATTAAACGAATACAACAAATCAAAGGAGGCTGCGTAATGAATATAGTTGCTTTAGTTAGAGTTAGTACAGACAAGCAAGATGTAAACAATCAAAAGTTTGCAATCACTAAAAAATATTCTGATGCATCAATCACCTGGTTCGAGGAGCCAGGTGTTTCTGGTGCTAAGAAATTTCAAAACAGACCGGTGCTGCAAGATGCAATTAAGACATCAAAGAAATTAAGATGTCCATTGGTTGTTTATTCTTTATCAAGACTTGGTCGTACATACGAAGTTGGTCAGTTCTTAGAGACTACTAACATTACAGTTGATGTATTGGATACTCCAAACTTAGATGATGCAATCGCTGGGTTCCATGTTGCAATCAATAGACTTGAAAGAATTAATATTTCAAATCGTACCAAGGCTGCACTTGCTAGATTAAAATCAGAAGGCAAGTTGTTAGGCAATCGTACTAACTTAAATGTTGTTAGAGTTAGAGGTCATGAAACTTCTAAGGCTAATGCAAATCAGTACGCAAAAAATATTTCAGAAATTATTTCTGGCATTAGAGCTACAGGCATCAGTACATTGTCTGGTTTAGCTAATGCCTTAAATGATCGTGGTGTTAAAACTTACCAGGACAAAGTTTGGTACCCGACAACAGTAAAAAATGTCCTAGAAAGAGTGGAGGTATAATATGTGGTCTTATATTGTTCTAGTATTAAAGAAACAGTTCATGACTAAAGTGGACACAGAAGATAAACAATATGTTTACAAGGAACCTATGAGCATAAAAGAAATCTTGATTGGAATTGCAGAAGGTTTAGCATTCTTGTTTTTTTTAGGATCCTTGATTTTAGTAGTTACACTTGGATGTGTAATGGTTGATAGTTGTTATTATTATTATGTACCAGGAGGATTTTAATATGAAAGATAGTGGTAGAAAAACTTCATTCAAAAGAAAAGAATTAGGTGCGAGTGTGATCGGTTCATTGATCCCTGGCATAAAAGGTTTCAAAACTCCTAACGAGGTTTTGGAAGATGCTCTAAATGAGTATCAAGGAAAGGAGGCTAAAAATGACTTAGCTAACAATCCAAAGGTTAAGGCTGGACAAGCATTAGAACCAGTCATAACTAAAATGTTTGTCGATGAGTTACAACAAGCAGCAGATAATCAAAAGGCCAAATTTAAAATCTCTGTTCCGGAGAAGGCCAACTTGTACTCATTGGACAATGGGAAACTCGGCAGTTCTTTAGATAATCTTTTAACTATTAAAAGTGGTAAGATTGAATTGACTGATCACAACAAATCAACAATGGTTCTTTCAGATAGTGGTCCAGTTGAAATCAAGAATTACTCTGGATCTGCCGATGATCCAGTATACCCATTAAACATTTATCAATTACAACAGCAGATGCTTTGTACTGGATCTTCCTGGGGCATCCTAGTTAGATTAGTTAAAGGCTGGGAGCTGCAATGGTTTATCTATCAAAGAAATACAGAGATGGTTAATGATATTATTAATTCAGCTACTGATTTCTGGAATAGATTTGATGGGATCCTTGAAGGTAAAGACTACTGGTATCCACCAGAGACTACAGAAGAGGCATCCAAGATCTACAAAGGTAATGGAAATATAGATCCAGTTAATATGGATGGCAACAATATGTTATCTGAATTAATTGAAGAGTATTTGAATGCAGATAAAAATTATAAGGATGCTAAAGAAAATAAAGATGAGGCATCGAAGGCTATTAAATCCATCATGAAGGATCATGAGGTAATTTCTTTTAATGGTTTTATTGTCAATCATAAGACCATGAGTAGAAAAAAAACTAAGATGGTAGAAGTACCTGGTGCTGATCCTATTGTCATGAGGAGGTTTAGTATAAAGGATGTCCGATGAATATAACTTTCAATGGTTCAATGCTTATATCAATGCTCGTAAACTTACAGCTAAGATGCTGCGTGAAAAAATTTTACAGAAAACTGGTTATGATATTGAAGAAAAGTTTATTGAAGAGATCATCGAAGTCATGGGCCAAACAGCATTTGAGTTCATGCAACTACAACAAAAAGTATTAACAATTAATGTCTTAAAGGAGGACTTAACAAATGACACAAGAACAAACGAAACCAGAGAAGAAGGAGAAGATGACGATGACGAACCAACACAACACTAAAAGTATTGTTGATGCTTTGTCTAAGTTTCAAGAGGAAGGTGTTGCTGCTATTAAAGATGGTAAAAATCCATTCTTTAAATCTAAGTATGCAACTCTTGAAGATGTAATAGCTGCTGCTAATGAAGGTGCTAAGTACGGATTAGCATTTACTCAATGCATAGACTTTGAGAAGGATGTATTAGAGGGAGCTGTAGTTCCTACAATGTATGTAAGGACCAGCTTAATGCACAAGGCAAGTGATACAGTTATTACTTCTAGATACTTAGTAGTTCCAAAAAATAACAAGTACGATGATAGCCAGGCTTTAGGTTCTGCTATTACTTATGCTAAGAGATACTCACTCCAGGCAATCTATGGATTACCAAGTGAGGATGATGATGGTAATGCCAATACTCATAATGAAAAAGTTATGGCTGATCAAAAAAGAAAGATGACAGTCTGGGTAAACACTATCAAAACTTCTGTAAAACAAACTCTTGAAAATAAAGAGATGAGTGATGCAGAAAAAATCCATGACTTGATTGCTTTAGAAAAAGAAAATAAAGCAGCATTCGAAAAGTTAATGGATCTAGATAAAGGTCAATGGGATATGCTTATGACTTATATCGTTAATGAAAAAAAGAAATTAGGAGGTATAGCGAATGACACTAATGCTGACTAAAAAACAATTAGAGATATTTGATTTCATTAATGATCATATAAAAAAACATAGAGTACCACCAACTCTAAGAGAGATAGCTAAACATAAGAAGTGTGTTCACAGTAATGTACATAGAATGTTAAGGCTACTTGAAAGAGATGGTTATATTAAAGTTCATCCAGCTAGACCAAGAGGAATTGAGGTATTAAAAGATGGCTAGAGTTTTTAAATCTCGTTTCAGTAAATGGTTTGTTAAAGAATTAATTAAAGCATTTGATGGGGAGCATGATGTTGTCGTAGTTACATTTGATGAACACGATGACCAAGGACATCCTCATCAAAAGTTTTATTCAGCAGATGATATTGATTTAGAAGTTATGCATAAGACAGCTACAATTAATATCAGACCATACGAGGAATATTGGATTGAAAAACATAAAGACAAGATAGAAATAGAGTTGCTAAAAAAACCAGAAGAGAATACTACTGGTAATTAATGAAATTTATTTTGGCATATACACTCTGTTCAGCTATTACTGGGTTCTGTAATAATACTATGGTCCATCCAGTTGAGTATAACAGTTGGTCAGAGTGTGCCATTGGTGGTGCCAATGTAACAATCCAACTTAATCAAAAATATTCAGAACAATTTTCTGAAAAAAAACTATACCTAAGTTACTTTTGTAATGAAGTTCCTGGTAAAAAAGCGAATACTTAGAGAACAAATAAAACACTTTACCTTTAAACCTATTCTAAAGCTCATACAGAGCAATCTTATATTTAATGACAGATGTATCGGACTATGTCTTGAGCATAGCTCTACGAGCTTGTCTGATGGCTTTCTGGGACTGTTTATCAAAGACTTCTAGTGGATATACATTTCTATCTCCATAACCTGGATCTGGATCCAAAGAGTAGGATGAGAAGGTTCTAACATATTCTTTTCCGTTCTCTTCAAATACATCATAGAGATATGCCTCAGTAATTATTGTAGCACATTTAAGTTTATTAAAATCTGTATCACCTTCTAGTGTACTGATCCCAGCAATATCAACCCAAGTTAATTTTAAGAAAAAATATTTTTGGTTATTGATAGTAATTGATTTCATTTCTTTTTAGTTTTCTTTTTCTTCTTACAGTTGGGCCAATCAAATGTTAAAACATCATCTACCTTTTCAAAACAATCATCTATCCAGGCAAAGAATTTATAAATAAGTCTATCAATCATGGGCGACCTTGCCCTTTGTATCTAGATTTTTTAGACATTCTTTTCTCATGTTTATTTTTACTTTTCTTGTGAGCTCCTGGTCCCCTCTTCTTTGGTTTTTCTCTTGGTATAAAATGAGTAAACTTTTGTTTAGCCATTACACAATCTTACC